AACTCCCAAGGGGAATTGAAGCATGTACCTGACGCGAAATGTCATGATGAAATACCGCGCACCCGATCCTGATCCTCCAGGCGGCGGCGGCGCTCCACCACCTCCACCGCCCCCAGCCCCACCGGCAATTCCCGAGAACCTGAAGCCCGTCGTGCAAGGCATGATCGAGGCGGCTGTCAATGAGCAGGTCGCAGGGCTGAAGGCAAAGAACGGCGAGTTGATTGGCAAGGAGAAAGAACTCAAGGCCAACCTCGCGCAGTTCGAAGGCATCGATCCTGAAGCCGTTCGCACCATCCTCAAGAGGTTTGTGGACGATGAAGAGGCGGGCCTGATCAAGCAAGGCAAGCTAGACGAGGTGCTCAATAAGCGCACCGAACGTATGGCTGCGGATTGGGACAAGAAGGTCAAGGCGGAAACCGCGCGGGCCGACAAGCTGAAAGCGAAGGCCGACAAGCTGGCCGAACGCGCAATGGCCGAATCAATCATCAAGGCATCGCAGAAGGCAGGAGCGCTGCCTGAAGCAACTGAGGACATCGTGCTGCGCGCTAAGGGCGCGGGCTGGACCATCGACGACGATGGCAACGTGATCGCTATGAACGGCGATACCGTTGTCTTCGGGAAGGATGGCAAGACGCCACTCACACCCGAGGAGTGGGCTGCATCGCTGCGCGAGAACGCGCCACACCTCTGGCCGAGGGCACAGGGTTCCGGTGCAATGGGCACCAACGGCGCTGCCAAAGGCGGTCCCGATCTTTCAAAACTCCCGCCCGAGGCACGCATAACCCAATACCGCGCTCAGCAGGCGGTGGGGGCATCGCGCTAGAGGTGACATCCTTTAAGGTGATCAAATGGCACTGACACTCGTCGAAGCCGCCAAGCTGAACTCTGGCGACATCGTGCGCTCTGCCGTCATCGAAATGTTTGCGCAAGAATCGGACATCCTCCAGGTCTTGCCGTTCGATGACATCGCAGGTAACGCACTGAAGTACAACCGCGAAGGCTCGCTCCCAGGCATCAGCTTCCGGGGCGTGAACGAGGCATTCCCGGAGTCGTCCGGCGTGCTGAATCCGCAGACCGAAGCACTGGTGATTGCTGGCGGCGATCTGGACGTGGACCGCTTCATCATCCAGACGCAAGGCCAAGGTGTGCGCGCAACGCATGAGCGCATGAAAGTGAAGTCCCTCGCGGCGGGCTGGACGCAGAAGTTCATCAAGGGCGATTCATCGACCAACCCACGCGAGTTCGACGGCCTGCAGAAGCGTCTGGTGAATGCGCAAGTCATTTCGGCAGGCGCGGCATCAGGCGGCTCTCCGTTATCGCTCGGTGTGATCGACGACGCAACCGATACCGTCGACAACCCGACGCACTATCTGATGTCCAAAGCCATGCGCCGGAAGTTCACGGCAGCGGCGCGCACGACGGCCGTCGCAGGCTTCGTGACCTACAGCGCGGACGCATTTGGTCGGCGCATCTCGAACTACAACGATATCCCGTTGCTCGTCGCATACGGTGCGAACGGCGGCGACGACATCCTGGGCTTCGACGAAGCAGCGGCATCGGGTCCGGCAACGGCAACGTCGCTCTATATCCTGAGCATCGGTCCCGGCCGCATCCAAGGAATCCAGAACGGCCCAATGGACGTTCGCGACCTGGGCGAGCTGCAAGCCGCGCCAGTGTTCCGCACTCGGGTCGAATGGTACAACGGCATCGTGATTGAACACGGTCGTGCCGCTGCGCGCATTCGGCACATCAGCAACGCAGCACTCGTTGCTTAAGGAGAACAAACATGGCTTCTCGCACTTATGACAATCTGACGCTGCTGAAAGACGCAGGCGTTGTTACCGTTGACGCTGCCGCGCAAGTGGCCGGTGCTGCTCGCGTCGTTGACGTAGGCGATGCGCACTTGGATGCCATCGCTGTTGTCGACACCAGCGCCGTCGACGTATCTGGCGGCAACGCCTACACCGTGCGCATCCAAGGCTCGCTCCTGCTTGCCTTTGGCACGCCGGTCGAACTCGCAGCACGCGAAGTGAAGACGACGGGGCGTCTCGAGATCCCGTTCAACAACGAGGTCAGCGGCGTCTACTACCGTTACATCCGTGCCTTCAACGACACCAGCGGTGCTACGCCGACGATCAACAGCACGATCTTCCTGGCAAAGCCATAAGGAGCACACAATGAAAATCGGACTACGCTATACCGGCGACGATGAAGCGCTCAACAAGAAATTGGAAGCGACTGAAGGCGTCCAATACTTCGAGCCCATCGACGCACGTGAGATTCTCTCGTCGCCTGGGCAGGACTACGAGATCGACGAAGAGTCACGCAAGCTGATCGGCATGCAATTCGATCCGCGTCTGAAGGGCGAAGGCGACGACGCCGTCAACATCCCGCAACTGCAAGGCGCGGACGCCGAGTTGCAGACGGGTCTGTCGGCCGAGAAGTATGGCCGCAGTCAGGTCGTCAAGGCGGTGCCGGACGTGGCACCCACGGCAATGAATCCGATGACCACGTCGGGTCGGCCGTTGGACATCGACGAGGTCGGCAAGGACGCGCCTGTCGATCCGCGCGCAGGGTACCAGCAAGCGAAGGAAACGTCGCGCGCATCTGAAGGCATGACGACCGACGAGATGCGCACTGCGCTCAAAGAGAAGAATGTTCAATTCCCGGCCGATGCGAAGAAAGCAGAACTCGCGGAATTGGTCGACCGTCACAACGCGCGCTAAGCGCGACGTGAGAACGACGTGGCTGCTACAGCTACGAATCCAAGGCTCTTTACTCTTTCAGGAGAATTTCTCATGGCAAAACCCGACGATCCAGGCTCGCAAGGTCGTAGCAACGCACCCGGTCAAGGCGGCGGCGCACCCGGCAAGAGCGGCGAAGCTGGGCGCGGTCACTCGCCCGAGGCGAAGGCCGAACGCGAAGCGCGGCGTGCGCGCGGCGAGAATGTGCCCGAGCCACCGGAAGACGAACAAAGCGGCCCGACGACTGCCCCAGGCGGCGACGAGCCGACGATCAATCCTCTGAACAAACCCTAACCGGCGTTCTCCTGTGTCCGTAGTTGGCGGACGTAAGTTACTCCGGCCCAACGGCCGGAGCTTTTTAATCGAGAGGCTAAAGATGACAACTGCAAAGAAGGCAAGCGCATCTATCGTTGACGATGAAGCTGCGCTCGTCGAAAAGATTGCTCAGGACATCCAGCCGACAGGCGGCGTCGAGGTCCGGCAGAACGCAAAGGCGTTGCCAGCGTACGCAAGCGAGCCAGCTAACGGTGCGCCGTCGACTGGGCCAAGTGCAGAGACAGGCATGACGGCGGTTGTCGATAGCTCGCAGCCGGTGTCGAGCGCGGATGCTGCGCCTGTGCGGATGGTGAATGCTGAGGGCGTCGAAGCTGAGATCGATGCGGACAACGTGAAAATCCATGAGCGTTCCGGCTGGAAACGCGTCAAGGAAGAAGAGGCTTGAAGCATCATGCCAGTAGCCGTCTACCCGGCTCCCGGTTATGATTCCTTTATCAGCCTAGAGGATGCCAATGCATATTTGACGGCTCTCGGATACGCGAAAAACGTTTGGGACAATAAGTCGACAAGCGAGCGTGAAGCAGCACTGCGACGTGGGACACAATTCATCTATGCGCGTCGTCTGTTGCCCGAGGCATTGTGGGACACCACGACGACACCGGCGACGGCGCGCGTGCATCCGAACGTCGCTGCCGCAACAGCCGAAGCCGCGCGGCGGCACGTCGAAGGTAGTTTGTATGGCGACCTGCCTTCTGCGCCGGTCCTCGAGAAAACAGTTGGGCCGCTGACGCTGCGTTATGGTCAGCCGACTATTACGAGCGAAGCGGCGCGGTATCCAGTTATCACAGACTTGCTCTATGGCCTGACGTACACAAACTCGTCAGGGTATGGCGCTGTGACTTTTGAAAGAGTGTGATGGCATCTGCGCTATACGGCGAGCTAGCCCAGGCGGCGGTCGACCTGCTCAATGAGCTAGGTCAGATCGTTCTGCTCACGCGCTCAGCCGCAGGTAGCGGATACGATCCAGATCAAGGCGTCGTCGAAGATGGCGGCGAACAAGTGTGGAGTGCAAATGGTGTTGAGTTTGAATATGCGCAACGTGAAGTCGACGGTAGTCTCATACAAAGTGGAGATCGTCGCGTGCTTATTGCTCCTAACTTGGGCACGATGCCGCAGAGCGGTGATGTCGTCACGCTTGGTGCATATCGTCTCGAAGTGGTGGAGTCACGCCCGCTACAACCTGCTGGCGTAGTCGTGCTGCATGAAGTGCAGGCAAGAGGTACATGACATGAGCTTCAGCGAAGACATCAGGAAATTCCAACGCAAGACGAATCTGTCGATGGACGTGATCGTGCGAAGGGCCATCATTCAAATGGGCGGTCGCATGGTTGAGATGTCGCCAGTCGACACCGGCCGGTTTCGCGGAAACTGGATGCCCGGTATTGGCTCGCCAAATACGTCGACTATCGAGGCAGTCGATCCTGATGGGTCGACGACCATAGCGCGCATCACTGCGGCCTTTGCAAATGTGCGGGCTGGCGGTGTTCTCTACGTCACTAACTCGTTGCCATACGCGAGGCGTCTGGAATATGGTTGGTCGAAGAAGGCTCCTTCACCTCCAGGTATTGTGCGCGCAACTGTGCAAAGCTATACGGCATATATAGCGTCGGAAGTTAGGGACGTTAAATGAGCATGCCGCAAATCCGTCGTGCACTCGAGAAGCATCTAGCGGCGCTTGCACCGGCTTTGCCTACAGCTTGGGACAACGTGTTCTTCTCGCCACCGGCCGATGGCTCGGTGTACCAAGAAGTGAAGATGATTCCCAATTCACCGATCAAGACGATGGATACGCTCACGATCATCGAGCAAGGAATGATGCAGGTTGCGTTGTGCTATCCGCAGGGTAAAGGTCCGAGGGACGCTGAGAACCGGGTTGACGCATTACGTGCTCATTTTCGTCGGGGCACGACGTTAGTCGAAGGCGGCATTTCAACGATCATTACTGAAGTTCCTGTCGTGGCTGCTGGTGTGCCTGACGAGGGACAGTGGAAGATTCCGGTGACTATCTATTGGCAAGCGCAAGTAGATAGTTGAAGATCAACGCGTTGTTCTTTGAGGACACATCATGGCAATCGCAAAAGGTGCAAACAAACTCTTGATCGCAAAGCGGCAAACTGTAAAGGGTACGCCTGCGGTCCCAAGCGTCGGCGGGCAAGTCATTCGTCGCGACACATCGACCTTCGACCGCACGAAAGAATCGTACACGACTGAATCTGAACAGACATCGCGCAAGCAACTCATGTCGTCGCGTCATGGCGCGGTGACTGTCAATGGCTCGGTGTCCTCGCTATTTTCGCCGGGTACGTTTGCGGACTTCTTCGCAGCGTTGCTGATGCGCGAGTTCACAGCCATCGCGCCCATCAGCGCCGTGACGGTCTCTGTCGCTGGCCCTGGCCCGACATATACCTT